AAAAGGCGATTTGTCAAAGAAAAAACAGTAATCGGTTGCAATTTTCAGGTTGCAGCCGATTATTGTTTCTATAAAAGAAAAAGAGACCGAACTCTAAAAAAATCTTTTGGGTCGCCCCCATGTTCATTTTAATATGCCGGCAGAAATACGGCAGAGAGATAAAATAGGATATTTAACGTTGCATTTTTTGCTACTTGCGAAAAATGTAAAAAAAATGTTGTCAAAAAAGAAAGGCCAAACTACACTAAAAGAAATCATTAATTATACCTATCCCAAGCTATATGTCGGGAAACGATGGTATATCGGTTTTTATGCATTCGATCCTGTTGCCGGTAAAATGCGCATCAAAACGATCAAAATTAATTTTATCGAAAAAGCTGCAGACAGAAGGAGATATGCTAACGAACTGTGTAAACGAATCTCTCGTAAACTTGATGAAGGATGGAATCCTTGGATAGAAGCCGAAAATAGTCGGGCTTATCATACATTCATAGAGGTATGCGAACGGTACAAACACTTTATTGAAAAAATGTTTTCCGATGGCAATTATCGAGAAGAGACATTTGTCGGTTATGCATCTTACCTCCGGAATATGATCAAATGGAATCAAAGCCGAAAAGTCCCGATTACTTACATATACCAGTTTGATAAGATGTTCATATCAGAATTTTTGGATTATATTTATATCGACAGGGAAAATACTGCGCAAACTCGAGATAATTATTTGACTTTTTTGCGTGTATTTTCTTCTTATTTGGTTCAGAATTCCTACTTAAAGGAACGCCCGACAGAAGGAATTCCCGTTCTGGGAAAACGGTTACATAAAAAACAGCGGACAATAATCCCTGATGGTGACATGGTCCGCCTACATGACTATTTGATCAAAAAGAACAAACATTTTCTGTTGGCATGTTATATCTTACATTATTGTTTTGTACGGCCAAAAGAAATGAGTAAAATTCAAATATCGAATTTTTCAATTAAAAAACAAACAATATTCATTCCCGACTCCATATCGAAAAATAAGAAAAACGCATGTGTCACACTCCCTAAAAAGGTAATTCTCCTAATGTTAGATTTGGGTATTTTCAATAATCCGGGTGATTACTATTTATTCTCAGATAATTTTCAGCCAGGTAAAAAATATAAAAGCGAGAAATCATTTCGAGATTTCTGGACACGTTATATTCGGAAAGATCTGAAATTCCCTCCCAAATATAAATTTTATAGTCTGAAAGATACCGGAATTACATCAATGTTGAAAAAGTATGATACAATAACCGTGCGCGATCAGGCTCGACATGCAGATATACTCATGACCGATACATATACACCTCATGACATACAAGAAGCTAATGAACTTATAGTTAATCATGATGGTATTTTTTAATAAATACGAATATATCTCTGTTACAACTATTTAAAAACAGAGATATATTTCATTTTATAAATTACTTAAAATCCATATAATAAACAATTGAACAATCTGCCCGGTAATACCTCCTATCAGTGTCGCCCATAAATCGAGCCGGTCGAATTGCCCGCCCCACGTCTTGTCTCCATATTCCTTGCCGATCGCCAAGCCTACGGCAAACAGTAACGTGCCTATCAATGCCCCTATAAATCCGTATAGGACATGACGCGGACGGTTGCTTTCTTTCATCCAGTTCATCGCCGGCCTCCTTCCTGATCCGGTGTCCATTCCGGGCTGTTCAACAGTTCCTCCAGATCTTTTCCTTGATAAATGGGATAGTTCTTTCTCTCCGAGTGTTCTTCTGATAGGGGTATTATGTCTCCGGCTATTGCCGATATCAGCCTTTCGTATGTTTCTACGTGTATGATCGCTTCTGTTCCTTCCACGTCCTGTCTTCTCGTTTCCCAATCCGGGTCTATCTCTTTGAGCTCTGATACCGGAATTCTGTAATATCTGTTCATCGTATTTTGGTTTTTAGAATTCGTTATTTTATCCGGCCTTGCCGTCTATATCTTCTCCGTTATATTGCAAACTCGCTTTATAGTTGTGTTCTATTTCTTCATCCGTTAATTTCCTCGTATATGCAAGGAAATCATAGATTTTAACCTTACACGAATATCTGGGTGGATTTGCATAAAAATTACCTGCTCCAATACATAAATTATATACATATTCAGGATTATTTATCAAACCGCCAGTATTCCCTAAATATATATTCAAAATGCCTTTTTCTAACGAGAAATCTTTTGTGTATAATTCACTTCCTAAATTAGATGAATTAAAATAACCATAAATATTGTTAGCTGGAATTTTGCCATTAGAGATACCCCCGAATAACGATCGGTCATTCCCAATCATAGATGTCAAGCTATAATAAGGAGATTGTTTTGTGTTTACAATATCTTCACAAACAAGAAGTACAGATTTTGTAGTAACGTCTGTCCATGCGACATTACTGAAGTCATCTACCCCGTCATATTGGATATAACCGTCTCCGTAACCCGATTCCGGCGTATATGCGAAGTTTTTATTTTCAAGGTCGTTCCCGTTGCCGGATAGATCCGGAAGAATGTTTTTATTCTCATTCGTGTTGCTTCGTCCTCGACCGGTATAGTAACCGATCAGACCCTCCCGGATGTAGTCCAATGCTTTCGATACTTTACATCGGGCTATCATACGGGGTTTTACTTCGGCGGCATTGCTGGCGAAATAGGTCTGTTCGTCACAGGTCGTTATTGCCGGTAAATCAAGAGAATATTCTGCCGGAGTAAATAATACATAATAATAGATAGTACTTTCATCCTCGATCATGGCTTTTAATGCTTCTTCCGTTGGATAGTCGGTTATATCATATACAACTGTAAATCCGTATCTCAGACTGTTTGTCCATACTCCATACACTTTATTCCACTTATTGGATGTGGAATCTCCTGTATAATAGAATTTATTGCTGTAAAAGACAGATATGTCAGGGGTTACTTGTGTTCCTTTTACCGATCCTCTTATAAGGACTTCTCTTAAATCTCCGTTACTATTAAGTGTTGAGATTGAAGTGACGGTGAATCCTGTACTCACACCTATCCGCTGTATCAGTTTCCATTCTTTTCCGTTATACACTACTTCATCGTATATGCTGTTTACTGATCGAAGTATGCCGTCATGTCCCGCCTTTTTCATTGCTTCTTTGATGTTCAACAACTGGTAATCGCTGCTTTCTTTATCCTGCATGACTGACAAATACAGCCCTCTGTCTCCTACCGATCGCATAGGTACGGGATTCTCCGGAGTCGGTGTGCCGATCTGTTCCGTAAGCCCATGTATCGATAGGGACAACAGTTTATCGTCTCCCGGTTTCGTGTTCCAGACCGGAAAGGCTCGGCCGGAGGCAGTAGTGGATTGTAGTTCACGGTATTTCAAAGAGGAACGAGCCTTTTTCCTGCCAATAGATATTAATATTGAATTTATCATGTCTATGAAATTTGAATATAAGAACCGCTTCCCCAATAGAGGTCGCACGTTTCGAGAATGTCATTATTGGGAGCAATTTCCGTGATCGCCATTGGAGACCAGTCGTTAAAAGCCACAGGAGCATCGGAAAATTCGTCATCTTGATAGCATTTTACATTCAGTACAATGTCTAAAGATGATGTATTCTCACTGTTCTTTGGCCTGATATAGATTGAAAACGGAGTTCCGTTTGGCAGTCTGAATCCGGATTCAAGACTTTCTATTTTCCCGTGCGAAACTATACGTCCGCCGTTCATGAATTCGCTGATGTAACCTTTTTGAGCCATAGTTTTATTGTTTAAAAATTAGTCATCTTTATTTTGTATACCGGACAACGTGAGAGTGACAGAAAACTCACACCATACATGTCCGTTCTTTAAAATTTCAAATTTTGATACCGAATTGCTTTTATAGAAGCAACGGTACTGTTTTTTGAGCGTCCGAACATTCAGCACTCTTTCTTCCGGTTTTACAAGTGCGGAAAACAGAGCATTCCACCGTACCCAAAAAGTCAATATATCTTCTGACCGGATAAACAGTTTCAACGTTACATCCCTTGCCTTATACAGGACTTTCCCATCGTCATATATTATCCCGTTTTCCGTTTTCGGACTTATGATAAGATTTTGCCTTACATTTGAAATTTTCCTTAGATTGTCATCTGTTCCATTCAAGACAAAAATGCCGAATCTCGAAAAATCCACTTCGTCTAATTCATATCCTCTTTGCCAAACGTCAGCTGCCCCTAAGTCGTAAGGTTCGGTTATCGTTACAGAGGGAAAATCATCTGCAAAAGACAATGTGAGTTTTCCAATCCGTATTCCGAAAGACAGAGAACTATTGTTTACGAGCCTTAGTCTGTACTCCTTTTTCAAATCCGTAAATACGAAATCATGGTATACCGTATCGGAAAGGTGCAAAAACAATTTGTCATGTCGGCTGTTGTCTATGGTGCAGAACGGTATGGGGAATGTCCTTGTGTCAAGTACGGGTTTTGAAAGATCATATTCCGCCCCGTCATATTCCGGCCATTCCGTGCTGTCTATACTCTTGAACGGCGGCATCTGTATCAGAGCCTTATATCCATACTGCTCTACAAATACCCCGTATTCGAGAAACGCATCCTTTTCATCGATGAGTAACTTTCCTACCATAACACTTTTGCATGGTCGTTAATTGAACAATCTATGTTTGATGAAGCATCCTTTTCCACTTTCACAACAGAATACCCGGAAGCAGTAACGGAAGCAGTCGCTCCGTGCATCAGATAGAGGCGATTCCCTGCCGTTTCACGATAGTTCGCTGTTGCTGAGGTGTTACCCACCAGAAAAGCTCGGCGAACCTCCGTAAGCGAAATTTTACCGCAATCGATGTACACTCCAAACCGTTCAGGGTGGTACTTCTTGAACTTTCGGAAAGTCTCAAGGTCGGGGAAATTGTATTTTGTCATAAATTCAACTCCCCGGGGAGTGAACATCAGTTTTACCAATTCTTCCAAATCCTCGTTTCCCGTGAACATGGAACACGCTCCGAGCTTCTCTGCCATATCGTAACGGGCTGTTTTATTGCATAAGGATTGAGCCGCTGACTTAGCGGTTTTCCATTGTTTCCAAGTATCGTTTATAAGCTCATCCATCGTTATTATTTTTTTAATTTCAAACCCTTTGTATTGATATCTTCAAGTGTGTCGGACATCCTGTTTATCTTTCTATCCATTCCGTCAATTTGGACTTTTGTTTCGTCCAATCTCTCGTTTGTCCCTGCCGTATTGCTTTCAATTCCGGCAAGATGTTCAAGCATCCGGTTGGCCGTAACATTTAACGTGTTTAGCCCATCCATAATGGAAAATGTATGTCCCTGTATGGTAGTAAGACGGGCATTGTTTTCGTCCACGCTGTCCTGTGACGCTGTGGCAATGCCTTTTTTCGTACCCTTACGCTCTGCATCTTCTTCATTATCCTTAAACAGATAATCCGCCCAACCGAATTTCTCTTTCAGCATTTTTTCGTATTCTTCAGCGTCACGCATCAACGCCTCGTATCCTTTTTCGGTAAGTTTTCCGTTATTGGTTTCCAACTGCCATTTCAGCTCACCTCGGATTACATCCATCATGCCCTCATTGGAAATATATTGCTTGATTTGTTCCATAACGCTATTTTTCGCCATATCCTTTATAGCGTCTTTTAGCGAATTCACGGGCTTCTCTCCTGAAGCCAATGCTTCTGCCCACGCTTCTGCAAAACGATCTATCGCCGTTTGCACGTCCTCTCCGAATATTGCGTCAAGCATTTTTTCCTTGTTGTCCGCAATAGCAATGTCAATCTCATGCAGTTTATCCTGCCACTCCTTTATGCGCTCATCGTCTGTATCTTTCTTGTCTTGCTCCTCTCGTATCTGCTGTTCAATGAGTACTTTCTGCTGTTCAAGCAACGTATTCTGCTGTTCAATAAGTTTTGAAGCATCGGAAGAATAAGCCTTTTCTATTGCCCGGTCGAGGTCTTCGTATGATGTTTCCAGCGTATCTACTTGTTCCTGTAGCCGCTGTATGTTTTTCTCTATCTTGGCATCGTGTATCTGCGCTATTGAAGAAACGAGAGAACTTACAAGACCTACTGCCGCACCTGCTGCTGCGCCGATAGGACCGAACATCGCACCTGCTGCTGCACCTGACATTGCAGAGTTGGCCGCATCCATAGCCACGTTTATACCTTCAGCAATTCCGGATAAGGCATCAGAACCGAAAGCGTCTCCGAGATCGGAAAATGTATCGGATAAGAAAGATCCGACCTGCATGATTTCATTCAATCCCTCTTGAATATCAGCTAAAGCCTCATTCAGTTTTTTTGTATCGTTACCTGAATTAAACAACTTTTTTAGCCCGTCCGCTATCTTTTCGTATGCCGGACGTAATTCATCTGCCGCCCTTTTGTTGTCACGGAGAGCGTCTGATATGTGTTTCAGTTTTTCAGGAGACCTGCTCCATGTATCAAACGTTTCTTTGGTGATACCGAACTGCTTGCCTTTATCTTCGTCCCATTCTCCCGATTTGAGAAACTCCAACGCTGCCTGTCCTCTTTCATTAATAGCGTCAAGTTCGTTGATGGTCTTATCCCTCATGTCCCCGAACAGCTGACTGATAGCAGAAGTACTTTTGTTCGCTTCAATATCAAGGTTTGACAAAGCCTCCTTGTATTGACGCATTGCTTCTTCCTGAAATTCAGCCGGGATTTTCGCTATACGTGCTTCCCATTCCTGTGCAAGTCGCTCGCGTTTTTGATAGTAAGTACCGTATGTGGAAAGCCAATAATCGGTCATTTCCTTTGCTTCTGCGGCGTTTATTTTGCCGGACAGGTCATTATATTGTTCCTGATTGATATTGCCCCCTGCAAGGTCTTTACCGAGTTGCTTTCGCTGTTCCTGATAAGTACGTTTTATGGCGTTTACCTTACGCTCTTCCTCTGACATGAAAACATCTGCCAAATTCTCGTACAGACCTTTGATGTAGGACGCATTTTCTTCTTCGGCTTTCCGGGTTTCTTGTGTGGCGTTGGCGTTTGCAGCATCACGTTTTGCTTGAAAGCCCTGCTTGTCGCTTTCCGAAAGTGTCTGGCCGACTTTATCTAATTTCTTTGCAAGGGCGGCTTCTTCTCGGTCAATAGCAGCCAAAGTCTGTGTACGCCGGTTTTCGATTTCTTGAAGTCTTTTCTTTAAGCCATCCTGCAGGGCGGCTGTCTCTACATCTGAAATGTCGTTCAACAACTGCTGACGCTGTTTGGCGATGTCTTCAAGTATCTTTTTGCGTTCCTCTGCGGTCTTTTTGAGATTGTCATTCTCTTTTGTATCACCTCCGAGGTCTTTGTACGCTTTCTCTGCCGTGTCGTATGCGGCTTTAGCGTCCTCGTATTGTTGGGAAGTATAATTCTGCCTGTCCTTGTTAATCTTTTCAAGTTCAGCCTTAGCGTTTTCCCAGGCCTTTTTAGCTGCTTCATAATCCTGCTTGAATGTGGTTTGGGTTGCTTTCTGCGATTGCAGTGCAGCTACCTTTGCATCTGCGTTTTTCAGGCTATCCTGCAAATTTTTGAAATGTAGATTCAGGAATATATCCACGTTCCACAGACCAAATTTGCTTTCAGCCTTTTTCTGCTGTTCCTCAAATTCTTTCTTGACCTTTTCAAATTCGGTTTTGATTTTATCACGATCTTTGATTGCAAATTCAAGTTTGGTTTCAAGCGGTAATGCGTTATATTCGGCTTCTTTACGCAAACGGTTCATTTCATCTACATTCTTTTGCAAACCGTTTACGTATTCTTGCACCTGCTCTTGCTTGTTTTTAAGTAACCCTGTACCAAATACTGAGCGCAACAGGTCGGCATTATCTTCTGATAATTTAGTCCAATCCTCTTCTGCCGCTTTGATATTTTCAAGCAAGGATTTATATTTTTTTAGTTCATCAATCTTATGTTGGTATTCTTGTTGCTCCTGTATTTCATTCAGTTTCTTTGTTGTGGTTGCAAGATTGGCGGTTGCCAATTCCTGCATGGTGTATTCGTTGGTCAGTTCCGGGCATAGTGCCTTTAACCGTTCATACGCTGCTATCTGCGAATAATCGGTTTCTGTCTTGTCCCTGATGATATTAATGTAGTCCTCTATGGACTTACGTTGTTCGTCCAATTTCTTGCGGTATTCATCGCTTTCTTCATTCAGCTTAACCTGTGCTTCTTCCGCATTGGTGGCATTGTCAGTAAACAGTACCAAAGCCGTAACTACCCCGATAATAGCGGCTGCGAGCAATACGTATGGGTTTGCCCAAGCCGTGATGTTGAATGCCTGTTGTGCAGCCGTGAGAAGTGTCATTTCCTTTCGGAACATCATAATGAGGCGTATGTTATCGGTAAGGTTTCGTGCCTTTTCCACCACCCATACAGCCATGAGAGCGGCTTTGTAACTCCCGTATGCGGCTGCAACAGACAATATGGCGTTCATAAACACATCGTAATGCTCTACCATATTAGTAAGCAGGTTCACACCGCTTACGAACACGCTCTGCTGGCTGCTTCCAATCTCGTTGAGCATTGAGTTCCATGCGCCCTCCAAGTTGGATAACGCACCGTTTATGCCCTCCGATTGCTTTTCGAGCATACCGTAGAACTGACCGCCCTCTGCCGTTGCAGAAGCAAAGGCTTTTTCCATGTCTTCTGCGGATATTGCGCCCTGCGACATTTCATCCCGTAGCTCTGCGATACTCTTTCCCGTGTCCTTTGACATTTGGTTTAACGGGTTGAAACCTGCATTTACCATCTGCAGCAGGTCTTGACCCATGAGCTTGCCGTTAGCCGATGCCTGTGCAAAAGCCAGCACAAGGGACTGGAAACGCTCGGCATTGCCCATAGAGATGTCGCCGATTTGTTTCAGGATTGGCATTACTTTTTCAGCCGCCACGCCGAAACCGAGAAGTGTCTGTGCGCCTTTGGCAAGAGGTTCGAGCGTCATAGGTGTCTTTACCTCGAAATCACGGATAGCACCGAACAGCTCTTTGGCTTTGTCTGTCGAGCCGAGCAGGGTGGCAAAGGAGATTTCAAGCGACTCGATTTCGCCCCTGACCTGCACAACGCTACGTGCAAAGTTCGTCAGGGCGGTAACGGAGAAGTATGCTGCGGCGGCAGTACCGATAGTCCGCATGGCGCTGTCGATACGCCTGCTCTCGTTCTCTATATTGCCGCCTATGTTCTTGAACTCGTTGGATGCTTTTTTCGCTGCCGCTTCCAACTGTGCCGTATCAAGAGTTATTGCATAGGCTAATCTTTCTTTATCACTCATACCCTTATTATTTGCTCATCTTCAAAATCATTGAAATTATCCACATTGTTTGCATCGAGTGTATCATCATATAGGGGGTGTTCTTCGCTTTCGCTCTTGTCTACATACATCGGAACGGTACGAGTATACATGATGGCATTCGTGTAACTGATGTCGTACAGGGCTCGTTTTTCCGTTATTCCGAAAGTCTTTGCTATCCCAAGTACGGTAGCCCAAATGCTGTCGTTTAGTTCTCCACTTCCTTTGTCGGTTTTAGAAGATTTATTTCGCTTAGGGAAGTGGTAATACCGAAAAAATCGCCAATCTCCAAGTCGTTAAGCCTGCGGATAATGATGTTCAACATTACGGACGGGCGAATGTTATCCAAAATGATTTTTGATAACTCTGCTTTCCTGTCAATAGTTACAGTTTCTTCCGTTTCGCTTTTTATTAGCCCAAAGAAACGCTTTCTTATGACCTTTCGGGTTACAGTATTCGTTAAACCTTTTGCACCTAAAATAAGTACCGCTACAATGTCTCCAAGCATACGGTAGTCCTTTGCATTATGCAAGACAAACGAAGTAATATTATCTCTACTTATCGGCTCAACCTGTGGAAGTGTAGATACGATTTCAGATACTAATATCAATGTCGCAATAGATGGTGGTGCAATGTTGTATGTTACCCCATCTAACTCTATCGTTGCGATAGGTCTTTCAAGAATAGCCGATGCGACTTTGCTTTCAATGGTTTGTTCTGTCATAACTGTCTGTATTAAAAATTAGCGGAGAGTGGGGGATTCGAACCTCCGGTGCGTTTCCGCACGCCTCGTTAGCAATGAGGTGCAATAAACCACTCTGCCAACCCTCCGAATGGCTGTTCTATCCTACCGAACAGCAAAGGGGTGTCTTTCCACTCGTCAATTATCCTACGATGCCGCTTTCTTCTGCTTTACGGTTACCTTAGTCGTAAGGTTTCCGGCAGTTACCGTGATATTGGCCGTGCGGTCAGACCCGGTACTGTTTGCGGCGGTGGTTGTCACAGTTCCTATATCCCCGCTCATGACAACTTTCGCCCACGACTGGTCAGACTGGGCTGTGGCGTTGATGCCGGATGGCGATACTGTGAACTTTTTTCCTGTACTATCCACCGTAGATTCAAAATCGAGGCTGGCGGGTGACGCTTGTATTGTCTTGGCCCAATCATCAGCCGCAACCTTGAACTTGGTGTAAAGTTCACCGTCTTCACACGCAAGGATTTTGAACGTGACGTCTACATACTGCCCTTCTTCCTCTGAAGATCCGGGACGGAAAGAGATATGAGTACGTCTTGCCTTGATTCCCGTTGCCCCGATATTTTTAGGGGTCAGCTTCAATGAGTAGTCGTCAGCTATGACATTGGTTGTCACTTTCAGTGTTTCACTTCCTGACGCTCCGGATTTCTCTGCTCCCGTCAGCTTGCTTTCCGTATCAAAGTCCATTTCCATGATACGGGTGGTAATGCTTACTTGAGGTTCTCCCTCTTCCTCTGATACCACTATACCCCCGGTAGCAACCGCTTGCAAGGTGTCTCCATCCTCTGTGGTCATGGAGGTACTTTTGTCCTTGATCGTGCCGATGTTGAAGAGTTCGGTAGCCATCGCTTCATCTGCACCTGTCTTTCCAAATTCAATCTTGCACTTTGACCACGACATGATTACTTTCTTTGCCATATTCTTTGAGAATTAAATTGTTATTCTTCTGTACTTTATTCTTACCTGAATGAAATGTTGCTCTATGCCCTCTGCTTCCAATGATTTAGGCGTACCGTCTTTTGACAGGTCGTATTCGTTGCTGTCGTTGTTCTCAACAAATGACAGCGCAAGTTTCTCCAACTCGTCTATGCGCTTGATGTCTTCCACCTTTGCGCCCGTGCTTCGTATGGTCGTGTCTGGTACATAGATATTCAGCACCATGATACCGCTTTGTACCTGTTCGTCCAACCCGGCAAGAAATTTCACTACGATGTCTTCCTTGTCGGAATCGGTCGGTCTCATACCTTTGCGGTAAATCGTGCCGGATATTGATTTTGCAAGTTCGCTATTGCAAACAAACTCGTAAAAATCACGTTCTATGCGTTTCTCCGTTTTCGTTGCCATACTATACTTTCTTAAATCCGAGTTGCAATAAAAGGCGTGGCACTAATTCATCGGCAAGCAATTCAGCCGATGCGGTTACGTTCAAATTATGTATTTCTTCCACGTAAACAGCGTATTTCATACCTGCCGCCACTATCAGGACTATGCCTTTGGGGTATTTTGCAGTAAATTCTTCTGCAAGTTTATCCAATACGGCTTGTCCCTCTTTCACTCCGTTGTCCCCCTTGCTCCTTACAAGTCTTCCTTTGGAGTTTTTGACCTTTTGGCGACCACGATACGTTTTGGGTTTGCCATACTGGTATGCCCTGCCATTTAGCAAGACCACATAACCGATAGAGCTTCGCAGGTTGCCCGTGATGTCATTGTATTCTCCAGCTTTCCGGGCTTCCGTAACACAACGCTCGCCCACGTAGCAAAATATCTCAACGCAACGCTCTTTCAGGTTGTCCGTCTTGACCTTGATATTCTTTACAATACCAAGTATGGAGTTGTTTCCTTGTATGGTAATCGATGCCATTATAACGTGATTTTAATTCTGCCTGATGCTTCCAAATCTTCGATGTTCTGCACTCGGTATTCCCCAAGTTCCCTGCCTGAGCGTTCAAGCCGTATTCGGTTGGCGTTGAAATCCTGTTCTTCTATCAAGACCGTGAAAGAAGCCATGCGAAATTCCCCATCTTCGTACTTTCCTTTGCAGTTGTCGCTGTTGGTTTTAATGGAACATGGTATAGGCTCGCTCCATTCAACAGAAGCCCCCGTAACAGGTTCTCCGTACTTGTCAAAGTCAGAGCCTTTTTTGATAATCTCGTATTGCAGAAATCCGTTTGTTCTCATAAAGCATTACCATAAGTTTGAACCGTTCTCAATCGTCTTTACCGACAACAGGTAATCATCAGCATCAAGACCGTAATCCTTGCACCAAATTCTGATGTTCTCGTTGATTGCATCTTCACGGACCGATATTGAAACGCCGTTTTCGTTCCGGCTGCTTTCAACGTAGCCCTTGACAAGACGTATAGCCACACGAAAGAGTTTTACGTCTTTCGGTGTGGCTTCCGCATCAATGCTTATGCCCTCATTGAACAACATAATTTCCATTGTCGCACGGTCGGGATAGAACGTGTTGCAAATGGCGTTGCATATACTTCTCAATGCTTTCAGGTTATCCATATTAGGTTTTTGTTTTGAGGGTATAGATACCGTTCATTTCAGTAATAACAGGAAGTGCGTATGCTTCAGCTTTGGTGAACTCAACGCCTTTTGAGTTTTGAGTTTCACCGACTCCCCATTGAGATACACGGATACGACCGTAGTTTGAATAAGCGACGCCCGGCTCTGCTTTCAGTTCGCTGTTCGCATAAGCATTCTTCACGATACCCAGTTTGCCCTCCGGGATAAATACCATGTTTTTGGCGTTCCAAGGGGTGTACGGTGTACGTGAAGTACCGTTCTGTATCATAACCTGTCTGCGGATAGGCTCAAACAACGGGTAGCTGTTCTGTGACATATACTCGTTGATGTCCTTTAGCTGCACCATGCGTGATGATTTGTCAGTACCCCAAATCATCTGCTTCATCTTCTTAGAGCGGCACATGAAAGAGATAAGGGACGGGGCGCACAATGCTTTGTCGAATACCGTCTTGTCCTGAGCCGCATCTATGATTGCCTGAATGTCCTCGAAACAATCAACGGTATCAATGTTTCCGTCAGACCATTCTTTCTTTGCACTTGCGATGTTTTCATCAGGCTGATTGAATTTGATAGACCCACGTACACCGCCCTCAGGGTTTGTGTTTTCATCAAGGGTAAACACTCCCTCGTTTGATAAAGCTCCCAAGAAAATCATATCCAACTTTGCCAATACGCCTTTGACGGGTGTCTGCACGTTACCCCACATGATCGTGATAAGTTGCTGTTTTTTCTGTTTGTCAGGGATTGACTTGCTGTCAAGGATTTGCAGCACCTTACGGTATTCCTGAATGGTCATAGGCAACGTGATGGCGTGGTTGATAATCTTCTCTTTGAGAGTTTCCAAGCCGTTAGTGCCGAGTATTGCTTCATTTGAGCTGTCGCCAATAGTCGGAGCGGCAACAGTCAAGTTATACTGCCCGATAAGTTCCTCGAAGTCAAGACCGATTGTAGGAGTGTCCCAGTCCATGAAACGCTCGAAAATCACGTTGTCGAAGAGCTTTTTATTCAATTCGGATGCAGCGTCAAAGCGAATTTGAACGTTTTTCGTCAATTCGCCGAAAATTGAACTATACAAGAAAGGAGGCATAATCTTTACTGTTTAATTAACACAATGTTAGGGTTAGACTTCAAGCACATTCCTTGCTGCCAATCGGCAGGAATAGGGTGTGAAAGGTGGTTGAACATGACAACAGCTTCGTAAGCCGCATCAATGGTCGGAATGCCTGTACCCTTAAATTCAAGGTCTGCACCGATAACCGCATTTGGAATGTAGGCAGGTTTGGCTGTTCCCTGTCCGTCACTTTCAATCAGAATGTCTTTTGCAGCCAATCCCGTAATTTCTGCTGCCAAAGTAATTACATCATAGTCGGCATTTGAGGTATCAATGCTCTGTACGGTGGTATGTTTGGTATCGCCATACTTCTGCACCTTATCCCCGACAGCGAAAAGATGTCCTTTGGGAACTCGTGGTGCTGTGGTTGAACCTCCTGTCTGAACTTCTGCGAGCTTCAATACACCTGCGGTCATGTCGTTAAAATCCACCTGAATAAACAGACCTCTACGCAATACAGTACCGATAGGAAAGGTCTGTTTCGGCTTGAAGCCGCCGGGCAACATCTTACATTCTCCTCTCCAAATTACAGGAGTATTGCCCGAAAAAGCTGTTTTCTTAAATTCGATAGCCATTGCTTCAAATTTTTAATGGGTTAAACAATTAGTTGTTTGGCAGTGATTCCGCCCACGCTTTGGCTTCTTTACGCATAGCTTCTTCTGAACTGCTTAACTCATGTGCACTGTCTTTTGACATGAGTTTGTTGTTTACCAAGTCTTGCGCATATTCCGTCAGTTCCTTTTCAATGTCTGCATCGTCAGCGATGCTAAAACGCTTCATCAGAAAATCGGGAATGCCCAGTTCCTTAGCTTTGGCTGCAATTTGTTCCGAACGGCTTTTCTTTGTTTCATTCGCTTTGAGCGTTTCATTCTCTTTAATGAGGTCTGAAATCTGCTTGTCTCGCTTCTGCATTTCAGTTTTGAACCATTCAGGGACATCATTACCGCCCTTGTTCTCGCCCTCACCGTTACCCTCTTCCTCTTCGGTAGATTGTTTCGTGGTTGATTGCTTTTTCTGTGTCTTCCTCGTTATCTCCGCTTGCATAGCCTTTGCAAATGGCACAAGTGAATCCACCTTTTTTACGATGTCTTCATCAGAAGCATCGTCAGAAAGACCCTCCGAGCCTAATTCTACAAGCTCGCCGAGTGCCTTTTCTGTAAGCCCCATATCCTTGCATTTGCCGGTCAGGAGCGTTAATAACTTCTTCTTCATACTCTGAAATTTTCAATGTAACGTTTGTACTTTGTGCAAATATAACCATAAATCCTATATATGTGCTTATTAAGCACATATATTTTTTTAATCTTATAAGTAGTGGATTAATGCGTTATTTATTGTTTTTTAGTTGATTGAATGGATTTTTTTTGAAATTTTTCTCACAAAGGTTGCAGGTATTAAATACAACCCTTATGTTTCATTGATTAAGTGCTTATTGAGCATATATATAAATAAAAAAAATCCTGCTCAATGGCAGGATTTTTTGTAGGGAACAACATCGATTCCGATTTGTTCTGTAAGTTATTAATTAATAAAATCTTACAAAGATTCAGGATGTTTCCGATACTTCAAAGGTATTAAAATGAAAGCAAATCATAACCAATCAACTAAATGTTTATTGTTCAGTGTCACCCAATATAGACAAATACCGCTGTAAAGAAGCCCTTTCTGCTTCCGCTACGAGTTTTTGGAACGCTTCCGGCTGTTTCTCAACGTGCGAAACCTCCAAAGCCTTGTAATAGCCTATTTTCGCATCGTCAGAGCCTTTGAGGTTTACAAGCGTGTAGCCCTTGCGGAGCAGGTACAGGTTCATCAGCAGCCGGGACGTGCGCCCGTTGCCGTCAATGAACGGATGAATGCGCACCAGCTCATCATGCAGATAAGCGGCTATCAGGACAGGATGCACCTTTTCAGCCTCCATTTCATGGAACTTAATCATAAAGTCCTCCATCTGCTTTTCTATGAGGAAAGGTTGAGACGGCACGTGTCGGCTTCCTGAAATCATCACGGGGACGTTACGGTATTTCCCGGCGTTCTCTCTGTTTATACCATGCAGCACAAGGGCGTGTATATCCTTTATCGTACGTTCGCTTATCTCGATGTTCTGTTTTGCAAAGTCCTTGATGTAGTCTATCGCTTCCGCATGGTTTATCGCCTCCAAGTGTTCACGCATGGATTTTCCCGAAATGGTCACGCCCTCGTTTACCACAAGCTCCGTTTCCTGAAGCGTGAGCGTGTTCCCCTCGATACGGTTGCTCTCATAGGTGTATTCTATGGCCAGAGCGTCCTCAATCTTTTTCAGAGCCTCAACAGGCAAGGGGCGCATTGCCGAAAGACGGGCTTTCAGCGTGTCGCATTCCTGTAATATGGTTTGTAATTCCTGATCCATAATTTTCTATATTGATTGTTTATAAACCTATCCCGAAATAATTTCTCAAAATCCGAAAGACGAAAAAGACTATAACGCCTATACATACCAAAATAAGGATGATTTTACCGACATTGATAGAGCTTTTATCCTGCTTTATTTCGATATTATGTTTGTATGCTACAGCGTGGATATAGTCCATAGACTGTTTGAAGCCCTGATGCGTTTCTTTTCGGTACAATTCAAGGGCATTAACCAGCTTGTCCTGTTTCAGAAAGTCCACTATTTTAGCTTCCATTTCATTTTTTGCCGTATCGCCTTTCTCTATGAGTGCTTCTCCGGCTTTGAAATGGTGTCCACATTTAAGACAGGTTATCCTTACTTCTTTGCTTCCGATAGTGCCAGCCAATATGCCAATGCCTCCTGTAAGCACTGCACCAGCTAACGCCTTTCCACCGCTGAAGCCTTGATGCTCTGAATGCAACTCTTTGGAATGGCATTTCGGACAGCACAGGTACTCATTCTCATCTGCATTATTCGTGTGCTGTTGTTTCAATGGATAGCCGCAATTTGGGCAAGAAACAGCCTTATCACTGATTTGCTTCTTGCATTCGGGACATTCTATAAGTGCCATAATTCAATTATTTTTCAGTGTTTAACTTTACATCTTTTCCACAATAGGAACAACGTAATTTTATTCTATTTCTCTTTTGCTGATTCAAGGTCTTTTTTCAAAAGTGTTATTTCAGTAAGTTCTTTATGTTTCAGAAAATCAAAAAATCCCATTGTTATTTTAATTTTAATAGTTTCTCCAAATCTTCGAATGAATGAACTTCGTAAAGTATCTCTTTCACTTTAACATAGCCATTTACTTCGGAATCAGAGGTATTCTTTACAAATAGTTCTGTAATATCTACCCCTAAAGCATTTGCAATACGTATTAAAGTTTCTAACGTGGGATTTCCGTTAATGTTTCTTGTTAGAGTATCTCGTGTTACACCCAACATTTCAGCAAATTGCTGCATAGTCATACCTTTTTGCTTAATAAGGTCTTTTACTTTTAGCTCCATAAATATATTATAATCGTATATGCAAATGTAGTTTTTTTTACATAACACGATATTATAGCATCGTTAAATAATATAAAAACGATAATAAAATATCATTTTTTATTTGAATATGCGATATTAAGATGTATCTTTGCAGTAAAACAAACGACATGATAATATCGAACTAATAAAACAAAGGATATGACACAGAAAGAATTTGAAGACCGCACCGGGCTAAAACTAAAGGTAGGCGACTACACAGAGGTTGAGCAATGCTACATGAACACGGACATAGACAAGGATTTGTTTTGCAGCCTGTGGATGAAGAACCCGGCAGCGTTGAAAGAGATTGAGTGCAAAACGGTTTTAGTGCGAGAGTTGTTCGATGAACGCAAGAGCCTTGAAAACTTCCTGATTGAACAGGCAGAGAAATGCAGCTCAACCGATCTACGAAATAGGGCAATATTAATGCTTGGAGAAAGGGAGTATCTGAGGCGCAAGATTGAACGAGGCTTCAACCTGTGGGAGGCAGATAAGGAAATGTTAATCGAGATATTGAAACCGTAAAGAATAAACAAGGGGTAGGGCGCAAGCTCCACCCCACAACGAAAGGAAAGATGATGCAAGGTTATTCAATCTTTATTTTGAGTTCCGTTCCACAGTTCGGGCAATGGATAACCCCCTCTTTCGGAGCGTCAAACAATTCAGATACTGACACGCCCAAGGCGGAGGCGATTTTTACAAGTGTTTCGACCGTTGGATTTCCGTTAATAGCAAGGGATAACGCCCCCTCACTGATACCAATTTTTGCCGCAAGCTCTTTTGCGGTAATTCCTTTGGCTTTTATTATTTCTTTTATCCGCAACATATTTAGTTATAATTAAATTGTTTACCTGCTTGCAAAGGTAGGAAGAATTTTGCTTTGACAAAATAGTTTCGGGGTAAATTTTATCAAAACTGAAAAATAATTGCTTTTTTGTTTGGTTGTTAATTTTGTTATGCTTAAATTTGCATCGTTGAAATTTTACTATAACAAAATTATGACACCAATCAACGAAACAATATTGAATGCAATAGTAAATAAAAAATCGGAATGATATGACACAGAAAGAATTTGAGGAACGCACGGGATTAAAAGTAACAGCGGAAGATTACAAGACAATAGAGGAAACCTACATGAACACTGACCTTGAAAAAGACGCATTTTGTAGGTTATGGGTAGAGAATCCTGCGGTATTGAAAGAAGTGGAGCGTAAAACGGTGCAAGTGCGCACCCTCTATGAAGAACGAAAAAAACTTGCAAACATCCTTATAAAGCTGTCCGAAAAATTGGCACACCCAATCAAACAGCCGAAAGGAGGATGCTGTAAAACCGAAAGTATCTGGGATGAAGTCAGAAAACTATTAGATGAGATACAGGTATTGCGTTAAATAGCGAAAAAGCGATTTGATAATTAACAAAACAATTTAATAATATATTAGTATGGAAACAACTTTAAGAAAATTAAATCGGCTATGTTCAATGGAGAATTTTTCATTGAGTAGAAAGTCAATCGAATTGGTGAATGAAATACGAAATACAGACGGTTACGGATATGACTTGAAAAGCAGACAAGCGGCAATAGGTAACGCTATCTGCAAACTTTCATCGCTTGACGTCTGGAACGACAGCGATACTATTGCAATAGTCGTGGCTACTTTGGCGGAATACAATGAACTTATAACGGCATTATCGGAGGAATGACTATGAAACAGTACACAGTTTATTTTAGTGAACCTGTAAAGCACACTTATACAGGCGACAGGTTTAACAAAGAGTTGAAGAAATGGGAATACGGTGTAGAGTGTGAGGAATGGAAAGATACGTTTATATTCTACTCTCTTGCTCCTGCAAAAAAGCTCATCAAAGCCAATCTTGATAAGTACAAAGGTTCTTGCATAACAAAGACATGGGCTAACGGGGATTGGGAAAACTTGGGAGAAATCAACCTCAAAGGGTCAAACAAGACCTTTGTAGCAAATACCAAACAACGAATAGCTAATTATTAACCAGCAAATAAAAACGGATATGAGAGCAACAATGCAACAAGTTGAGCAGATAGTTTCAGCTCTTACGGCTGACGAAAAACAACTCCTTAAAGATACTATCAATGAGGGAGGATGGGGAAGCTCGGATTGGGAGTTCTTGGATGAAAACGGTAAAATAGAGACAGTATCAATGTACGGATATTGCACCAATGATGCGCACCTTGCCGGACACTTCAAAGGTCGTATTGTTTCCACGATGTTTAAGTCAATATACAAGAAGTTGTGCCCTGCACACAATAACCAAATAGGCAGATACATTTCCCATTGCAATGATTGGTGGGATGACGGTTCGGGCGATATGCTTTTCATCAGAACCGGATATTACATAACATTTGAAGAATGGGCAAGATTATGATACGGACAACGGTACAGGTGTTTCTAAGAGCCGACAACGGCGAGAAAGACGAATTTATTACCCCGATAAATCTAAGCCCGGAGAAAGCACGTGATTACTATGTAGGGCGTATTTTCAACATGGGAACTGAAGAAGATAAAATGATGATGTGCTATGCGATCCATGTGATTAATACACAAAAAAGAACTAAGGCGGTAGTAAAGGTTTCTACCGAGTTCGGCAAACATTGCCTTGATGAGATTAGAGGTCTTAAAGAGGGAACAATCTTAGAGGGGTGGTATAATACCAAGAACAAAGCATTTGATTTCAACTACAAAGGACAGGACGCTATGCTTTGGATAGGACAAAATGGAGAACTGATTAAATAAACAATAATTCAACGCAACTGAATTTTTATATGGAAACTACAATTTTGACAAAGAAGAACTGCCACAGAGCAGCAACAGTAAGAGAAATAAACAACCCGGATGCACCTGTATTGACTTTCAAGTTCAGAGAACATGAGGTAAGTCGTAACTTCTTCGGCTCACAGAGAGCGCATATCATCGGCAATGATATCATCGTGAATGACGACAATACCGAAATGGCGAAATGGGAGGTCGTTTCATGGAGATATGAAGAAAATTTCGAGGACTTGTGGAATTTGGCTGTCCGAGCTTTCGAGGGTACGAGCCATACACCCGAAGAACGTGCAAGGTTTTATATCCATTCGTATGAAGATACCTTGCAAAATGATCTGAAACAGATACTGGGAGAGGAGCGAGAACGCTACACGGAAAAATTTAGGGAGTGGGTACGCACGTTATTCGAAAGACATTCACGGATACTCAGCCCGATGATTACAGGACCAGCCCGTTTCCCGACTTCAAGAAATAATAAAGCTAACAATGCCTATGATAATGCATTGAACGAGTTCGAGAATTGGCGTGTAAAGGCGATTAAAGCCATAAACAGACGTATGAAAAAAGCCAAGCCGGAAGAACAAAAGCGGTCGGAAGAATGGCTGCGTCTCCGAATGGAGATAATCAGTACTGCAAACACGTTGAAAGACATTGATACGGGCGTAAACAAATACAGTATGCGTTCCCTGTTCATTTCAAGTTTGTACGGCAAGTTAGAGCGCATCGCCAACAACGGCAAGGCTGATTTAATACAGAAAGCGACAGAATACATTAAGGAGCTTAACGGAACATTGCCGAAACCGATATTCACAGCCCGTCACAAGTTTTGGAGGCTGTCGGAAGTAGTGCAGGCTTCAATCAAAAGAGAAAGCGAAATACGGGGCAGGGATGATGCTGAGTTGGCGTTCGATGGTGGAAAGGTTGTAAAGAACTATGCAGAGGACAGGCTGCAAATCCTGTTTGATGAAAAGCCGGATCAGGAAACAATCTCAAAGTTGAAGCATAACGGTTTTCGCTGGTCGCCCCGTTTCACTGCATGGCAGCGTCAGCTTACCTCAAATGCTTTCTATGCGTGTGCGAGAGTTATATCTGTTACAGTCGAACAATTAAGGGATGCAAAGTAATGGTAACAATCAATGGTGAAATATTCCATGACAAACCGGGAAGCTGCGGCACGTGTCCGTTCTTCAACAGCGGCAATACCTATCTAAGCTCACGGCTTGGATGTAATTCTTCAATGGGGTTTTGCACGGTATTCGGTGAAAATCACAGAAGTTGGATAAATCCACCACGTAGATGTCAGAAGCTGTTCAACAAGGCGTTCAGGATGCCGGAGGGTAGTAAACTGATAATTGTAAGAAAGGAGGAAGACGATGAGTAAAATATACCATGTCGAGATGAAAGAGCCGATAGACGGTAAACGTCACTTCTATTTCGGTTCACAAGCAGCCATATATGAGGTTTTCAGACCGTCACAGGTCGGTATAGGGTACAGGTCTTTGACAAACACGCAAGACCTGTCAAGACAGCCATACGAGAACAGGAAATGTATCATACGCATGGGAGAGCTAATCAGGAAGAAAACGGGAAGAGGACCGAAACCTCAGCAGTTTTTCCACTATTAAAACCTGTACCTGAAAAAAAATCCGTACCTTTGTATTAACATTCAACGCAATAAAAATAACTATGTTAGGAGCAATTATAGGTGATATTGTCGGCTCACGTTTCGAGTTCAACAATGTAAGAAGCAAGAATTTCAAGCTGTTCACAAATGAGTGTTCGTTTACCGATGACACAATCTGTACCGTTGCCGTTGCTGATGCGATTTTGACTGGCAAGAGCTACCGGGACAGTGTACATGAGTGGTGTCGTAAATTTCCTAATCCTATGGGCGGCTATGGCGGCTCATTCGCACAATGGGTACATTCAGATAATCCGCAACCTTATTACAGTTTCGGCAACGGCTCTGCGATGCGAGTAAGCCCCATAGGGCTGTATTTCGATAACGAGTTTGGTGATGTAATGAATGAAGCCGAAAAATCCGCCCAAATTACCCATGACCACCCGGAGGGTATCAAGGGCGCACAGGTTACGGCCTTGTGCATTTGGATGGTGCGTAAAGGCTACAACAAGGCGGATATGGAAGCCTTTATTAAAAGCGAGTACGGCGCAATACCGAACTTCGTACCGTTCTCCAATCCGTTTGATGAAACATGTATGAACGCCGTTCCTGTGTCAGTTTCATGTGTCCTGAATAGCACGAGTTTTGAAGAAGCGATCCGAAACGCTATGATGATTGGCGGTGACAGCGATACGATAGGGGCGATAACAGGAGGTATTGCGGAAGCGATGTACGGCATTCCTGAATACATGGAAGATATAGCGTTGTCATATCTTACCGATGAGATGAAGAACGTGGTAACCAAATTCTACAACAAACTATGAGTAAACGAGATGAATTATTGACCTCATGCCGATACTATAAGGGTGAACAGAAAAACCCTTATGCAGACGACAGTAAGGCTCAGTTTTGGGAGTATGAAAAGAAATGGCTTGACATGTTCCTTGACGAAAGTCCCACACTTGTAGATTACAGGGACGAATACGTCAAAGACGGTTTACAGGATTTTGAGAGCAAGGATGATGTTCCTACCACTCTCAAAGCCATGCTTTACAACCGTTTCTTGTATTGGCTTGAAGGTTCTCCCGCCGAATTTAAGAAATTCTACAAAGAACAGTATTTAGGTCAAATCTGACCGACCACTTCAACGTCTATAAAGTATCTCCATCCCGATTTCTCAACCTTTGTGATGCGAAATCGGGTATTTCTTTGTATCAGCATCTCGTTCTCTGAAGCATAGGCGGAACGTCCGTCAATATAGAGCATCTTCGTTCCTTTCGGACAGTAGATGTTTATTATATTGCCGCCAAACCCTGTACCTTTTGCCGCTCCGCAACTCATAAATGCGGTATCAGTAATGCTTTGTCCGACAAGGGCGTTCAGTCTACTTTCGTCCAACGATTCAAGTTGCAGGAATCCAGCTAATCCACCATCATCAACTCCACGCTGTAACCAAATATCCTTATCGTAGGTTGATTTGTTGATAAGGTTTGTCAGATTGTCAATATCTTTCAGTGCTAATGGATTTTCGTTGTCAAGAGGCACGTTCCCTATGCCCTTGAAGTTGGATTTACCCCATGCACCGTCATATCCTCTCAACGGCCTGTTTACATATCCACTTCCCGAAGTGTATCTCCAAGCAGCATCCTGTTCGTCTTTTGAAGCTGCATTGTATATCTCATCCGCTTTGCCCTTGAACTTGTTTACAGAACTGCTGGATGTCTTACACCATATAGCCTTATCCTTTCGTTCTTTGGTATATGCACTCTCATCAAAGGTTGTTGATTGACCTTTCCCGAATAGCTTTTTGGCGTTCCGTTGTGCCGCCGCTTTGTCGAGCTGTTCCCGTTTCTTCTTGATGTCAAATATAGTCTGCTGTGCAGCAGGCTTGTCCTTGCTGGAGATGGCATCCTGCAATTTCGCCACAAGATCAAGATACGGCTGCGATTTCGTTTTGAAGCTGCTGATGCTCTTGAACTCGTTGCCGATGTTATCCCAATCGAGGGCATCCGACACCTTTTCAAGCTGTTTCTTGTAGGCGTTCTGTGCCACCTCCCATGTGGAGTATTTCTGATGCTTCTGCACCCAGTCTATCTCAAACGACAGTTTGGATTTCTGTTTCTCCAAAGAGAGACCAGCCCAGCCCTCCAGCTTCTTCTGTACGGCTTCATTGACAGCCTTTGCTTCTGCCATTGAGAACTGACGGGCAACCTGCATCGGGTTGTCGAGATAGGTCAAACCGAGAATGTCCTTACCGATTGCTTTCAGGTTACGAGCCTCTTTGAGTACAGCTTCCGTGTTCCCTCCGTTGAGTGCTTTGCGCAATGCCGATGTATCAACGTCCGAGATGTCTCCCATGTATGATAGAATACTCTGGCCGTATTTGCGTGTGGCTTTTCGGTCGTTCCATGCCTTGAGTATGGCTTCCTCTTGTTCAGGTGTCCTGTTTACATGCCTGATTTCTGCGTTTCGCAAAGTCCAACGGCGTTTGATGTCCCTGATTTGTTCGGGTGTCCTTGCAGCATGGCGTTCTTTGGCTGTTTCCAAAGCCGTAGGGGGATTGATAATCCTGTCAACGGTTTTCTTATTGTTCCTGATGAAATAAGGCAACGTACCACGTTCTTTTGCCCTCTCTATGCGTTCTGCATTGTCAATCGCCCATGATTTGAAGTTATCAGGTATATCGGTAATGGCTTTGCCTGAAATGTCATAATCCTCTCCGTTCAGTTTCGCCTGCTGCAAAGCCATCATCTCTTTTTCTGATAGCATAACAGGAACTACATAGCAGAAGCATTGCGGATGCCATCCGTCAAAGACAAAGTTTTTCGGGTATCTTCCGGCAAGTGTGTCACAGATATCGGTTACAGGGTGGTTGCGTGACAGGTGTATTTCCTGACCTATTACGAAGTCCATCTGCTGCCAGCGTGTATTGTCAGCCCTGCGGTATGCGATGTTGGTCTCTGTCCGAGCAATACGCATGGCGTTCTTTGCCGATGAGCGATATACACCTTGCCCCGGATGATAAGTCTTTGCAGCTTTTGACAGCTTCAAGTTGTCATTCATGTCCCTTATTCTGCGGAAAAGTTTATCGGGATTATTTAAGTATTGGCGTACATATCTTGAAATTTGGGATGCGCTGTCACCGTCACCGATGGCCACGGTCATTGCAAGTTCCATTTCGGATCGTAGCTGCTTCACAGGTTGCCAAATGCGGTCTGATAGGTTAAGCCCGGCTTCACTTCTGCTGATGAAAGCCTCCATAGCCTCTGTATTCCTTTCAAACCATCCGGCAAACCGTTTGTCTGAAAGTATCTCTTTGCCGAAACAGGTAGCCGCCAGCGCATCGCAAGCTTTGTTAGCTTCGTCCCATTCAAGCTCAATATCCTTTTTGATTGCTGCATAAACAGCGGAATGTAGGTCTCTAAGCCTGTCAGTTACTTTCTTGGCTATTTTCTTGTTGTCAGAGTAGCTGAATACCTTTCCCTCTTCCAAATGCGGTACAGAGGTTGTGAAGGCAAGAATATCATTTACCGCATTGGCCAACAATTTTCTTACTTGTTCCGCATAGTTCTCTGTACGTTGGAGAAGTTCCTGATATTCCTTTTTCCCTGTTTCAGTTGCCATAACTCAATTATTCAGCCGTTGGTAGTATTTCATCTTCAGTCTTGTTCCCGAATAGGTCTTCATTCGCCTTTTGGCGTTCTTTTTTCTCTTTCTTGATACGTTGCATTTCCTTTGCATGGTCTTTGACAAGAGGATTGAGTTCAACCGCTCCCTCTTGGCTCAACAGTTCCGAATCATATAACTTGACGATGTTTGTAATGCTTTCCGTTACATCTTCCCCGAATGGCTCTTGGAACTCATGCCCGATTTGGAGGTTTGCACACTGAGATTTCAGAGACACATCAAGGACATTCCCGATAATTGCGGTTATCAGGTTGGACGTCCTGTCCAACAATTCATCGTGTACTTCCTTGTGCTTTGACGCTTTGATGTCTGCAAGCAGCATAACCGTGCGTAAAGCCTTTGCCGAGAGTTGAGATATACTTTTCATCGAATCAAGACTGATTTTCGGTGTGAATGTCTTGGAATAGATTTGGTCTTGAAGCCACTCTATTTCGTCTTTCTTCGATTGAGGTGCATTGTCCCATGTCAGATACTTTGCAGCCTTATCCACACCGTCCTGACCTTTAGTAATAAGCAGCTTGTTCGCATCTTTCTTTTCAGGCATATTTTTGATAACCTCTGCGTCCATGATAGCGATAGGGTCAGCAAAATAATCGTTGGTATCTGCAGAGCGGCTTGCAATGTATTCTTCACGGTGTATCAAAGGTTCAACACCAGCCCATTCCTTTTTTTGTTGGAACAGGATAATTGGGATTTTGCCTATAAGGTTTTCTTCTTCCTCCACATCCCAACCGAGATTGCCACGCACACACTTGTATATGGTTTTGGGGGTGTAGATGTCGAAGTGGTATTCAACGTTATCGTTCACTCTGACATAATATCCCCAGCCGATGGAAATAATATTCTCAAACTGATCCCATCGTACATAGATATCATCCCCCTTGCTTTTTGCAAGTACCCGGATTTGTACATCGGGTTTACCCTCATCGTTCCTGAATACTCGGAACAGCATCGCACTTTCTGTTTCAGCACCAGCTATGCGCTTGCATTGCCGTATCTTGCTGTCAAAGCGTGTATGCCGGATAACATCGGTAAATTTTTTGAAAGCTTCATCTGTATTTTCCGATAATTGAGACCATTTCACAGGTCTTCCGTACAGGAACACTAGCGAAATTTCATTGATATACACCTGATATGGAACAGGCAGTTTCCAAACGGATTCCTTGCGTCTGAAATTGCCGTTTTTATCAGTGATGATTTTGTCCTCACGGTTCATTATCTCGTGTGAGAACGTGTCATAGTCCTTGATTGCGTCAAGAATAAGCGATTGCCTGTTGCTCATCTGGTCCATGACCGCACTGATGTCTTTTGACTGCAACAGCTTCTCGAACTCTTGATTTCGTCCGATAATGGAATTAACAGAATTCCGAAAAACTTCAAATAAACCCATATTAGTTTGATATTTAATTTGTTTACAATCCAAAAATAGATTTGTCGAGTGCGTCATAGTTAATGTCGTCATCATCACTCAACAGGTCATTTATAGCATATCCGAGAATATCCACGTACTCATCATGTGGCTGTGTCGGGAAGCCGCAAACCTCTTTCAAAAATCCCTCATCCCAACTGCCCTCCACAATGTAAACCCTGCCACATTCGATACGTGGTGAAACGGCTCTAAACCTTACCTCCTTGCTGTCGTCAGGTGTCGGCGTTTCCTTGACATTGAGTACCGATATTTCTTTCAGCATTTGTACTACGCTTATACCGTTAGCCTTTGGCTCAACATGCAGCTTACTTTCTCCTGATGAAAGGTGCGATGCCATGTATTCGGGCAAGAAACGTAATAGGCCGGGCATTTCTTTCCATACCTTTTGAGCATCGAACAGGTAGATACAGTTCTTTATCCGGCAAGCTGCCAAAATACCGCTTGGGTCGTTATCGCTGTTCTTCTTTTTTTTGTTGTAGGCGGTATCAAGATAGAAGTGCATCGTTTCCCGGTAGCGTAAAGCCATGAAGTGGGCGTATGATATTTTTCTAAACCAGTCTTCCTTGACGATATTACCGCCGTCCACTATCGGAGACTGCTCGTATTGTCCCGCATACCCAAGACTGCCAAGGTCGATTTTGGCTTCTTCCAATACAGATCTGTTAAGCCTTACAAGGTCAAGAAGCCCGTCTACGTATTTTTCACGTAGTTCTATCGGCTTTACCATATCCGACAGTTCCGCTGGGAGGCAAACGTGTCGTATATTTTCTCCTTTTCGTTTCAATAAGTAGCCCGTAACATCTTCTTCGTGTAACCTCTGCATTACGGTGATTATCGGGGTGTTCTCTTTGTTTACCTTACGTGAGGACAGTGTTTTTACATGTTCGTTTGCTTGTAAGCGCAATAGCTCACTGTCCGCCTGTTTCGGGTTTTGAGGGTCGTCATTGATTATCACGTGGGCATGGAAACCTGTAATTGTCGCTCCTGTTGATGTGGCGTATCTGAAGCCTCCCTGTGTGTTCTCGTAATGCTGTTTTCCTTGCTTGTCACGTCTCAGTACGATTTCGGGAAACAGTTTTCTGAACTTGTCGCTTTGGATGATGTCTTTTGACTTGGTAGCGTGTTCTATTGACAGACCGCCTGAATAGGAGTTTGTGATGGCTCTCAATGTGGGGTCGTTAGTCCACAACCATACAGGGAACATGATAGTAACGATTGTTGATTTTGTCGTTCCCGGTGGAATATTGATGATAAGGTCATACGGCTTCGGCTTTCGGTTTATTATTGATACCGAGAGCTTCTGCAACTCATCGCACAGGTATTCGATATGCCAGTTATAGATGGGCTTTTCTGAAATGATAACATCCCAAAATGTTTTCACGAAATAGAAAAAGCTCTTTCTACATTCGTCTGCAACGATTTGTATTCCTAATGCCGTATAATCAATGTTCCTTATCATCTAAAGCCTGTTCTCCAATAGAAAGCAATACCTTTCGCTGTTCGTCAGTTAGTTTACTGATGTCTATTTCCGCCGCCTTTATCAAAGGCTCTCCATTTGCTCCGGTATGTTCCACACGTTCGCTGTACCCCCTGTCTTTCATTTTCGTTTTGGCATAGAAAATAATCATGGTGGTATCGCCCTCTTTCATCTTTTTCAAAATGAGTGCTTCCGCAAAGTCCTTTTGCAGTTCCTGTACATCTTCCACCTTTTCCGCAAAGTCCTTATCGTCGTGCAGCCATTTGTAGAAAGTGAAACGTGATATTCCGGCGGCTTTACAAGCAGAAGCCACAATGCCTGAACTTTTGTTCAGGGCTTCAAGCACAGCCTGTTTGTCTTTGGCTATGCGTTCTCGTATTGTTTCATTTGTTGCCACGTTTTTCCTCCAATTTTATGTTTTCTTCTATAATATCTGACAGCAATACCCGGTAGATACGTTTCTTTGGGTCTCCAGCCACCAACATTTGATAAAGCCGTTGGCATACTTTCGATGAAGTACGATCATCCACACGCGCGTAAATCTTTTTAGCGTCCTTATATCCCGGATACATATCAGGATTGCGGCTCGCTTTCATCATTTCCTCTTTGAGCATCTTCTTGTAGTCCTTGCCGTTTTCGAGGTCGAACTTTTGGTCTTGCTTGGTGCTTCGGAACATATCCGTGTCCCAATACAGCATCACGAGGTCAGCGTTAGGTTCTCTGCGCAATACCCTTTGATACAAGTCCGGGTAAAACTCCATAACTTTTGGCAAGGTCTTAATCGTATCAATGGAAAAGAACTGCGAAATTCTTAGCTTATTCAACGCAACACCAACTTTATACAGGTAGATGTAGGTTTTAGGGATTTGAAGCCCGTACAGCTTAATGTATAGCCAAATATCGCTGTCTTTCCAATCATACAGGGGATAGATGAAAGTGCTTTTTTCCGTTTTTAGTGAGATAGCCGCCCTACGTTGTATGCTTTCAGCCATTCTCAATCCTACCATTTGTGGCAATTTCTTGAAAATCTTTTCTGCAAAATGCTGATATGACATACCGAGCCTGAAATCCTTGTGGTTGCGTATTGCAAACTTTGGCATGGGGCGCACCCAAACGTTTTCCTTACCCGTCTCCCAGCAAATAAAGCTTTCATCGTTAGCCAACTTGTTACAACAGTTGAAATGCTTTATAGGCAAGCAAAACCAATAGAATTTAGCACCATAGGACAGGAAGCGAGAACGCCAGTCTTTCACTATCTCCTCAACATCCGGGTAAATGGCTTCTTCATCGAAGAATATCACAATCAGGCGAGAGAACGGTATGCTGTACTTCTGCATCGTCTTTACCACGATGTCAGCCATACAAATGCTGTCCTTTCCACCTGAAAAGCTCAATGTAATGAGCTTGTTGTTATTGAACGCTTCAAGTACCCTGCGTTCGGCAGCGTCCACGACCGAAATGTTCAGTGTCTTTTGGAACATAGTCTATCCACGTTTAATTATTGTCGCCTTGCTGAATGTCTGATGTCGCTGCGTAACGAGTTTAAGGAATGTTTCCCGGTCTATCTTCGACAAACGGAAAATCTCCTCACGGCTCATGCCCAGCTTCTTTGATATTTCGTCTACGGAAAGTCCCTCATCGAGCAGTTTCTTCACGATGTTTTCCATCGGCTCAAGCAGGTGCGTGCCTCTTGCACGGTTGAACGTAACAGTTCCGGCCATATCGTCCGTTGCGTTCTCGTGTGCCACTATGACAACAGGGATTTTATTTCCGAGTAGTGTCTTTAATGGCTCACGCCCCGACACCATCCAACGGTGGAAACCGTCAATAATGGTGTAGTCAGGACGTATGACTATCGGAAAGCAAAAACCGTTGTTGAGAATGCTTTCCATAAGGAGTTTCAAGTTCTTTTCAAGTACCTTGTTCGGGTTGTAGTCATTCGGCTTGACTAAATCCCGGTCTATAAACTGTAATTTCCTCAATGGCTCGAAAAGGTCTCTCTGCTTGCTCATAATGTTATCTCCTTACCGCAATGAGGGCAAATCATGGTACGGGCAGGTTGCATTCCGCTTTCAATGTCCTCAAATTCTTCATGCTGTTCTTCTTGTTTAGCCTGTGGAATTGTCTCAATGGACTTTTTTTGTGCAGGTTGGGAAAAATCAACTCCCATGTTGTCCGTTGATACCTCGTTGATGATAGCGGAAAGATAATCGTCAGTATAGCCGATAATACCTGTTTCCCCAATTTCACGGATGATGTCTTCCACTTTGCTGAAATTGATGTAGCTTAGTGATTGGATTTTATTATCTTCCAATACAAGTTTCATCTTTTGTTTGTCGGATAAACCGTGCATGATGACTACATCTGCATCTTTTCGACCGAGTTTTTCAAGTGCGAGTTTCTTACCGTGTCCGGCTAAGATTTGCAGCTTCTCATCCACAATGATAGGGTAATACTGTCCGTATGTTTCCATACTTTGAGCGATTGCCTTTACCTGTTCCTCCGGGTGAATGTTCGGATTGTTGGGGAACTCTTTCAATTCTGATACGGGAACGGTCTTGCGTTCCTGTGTTACTTTTACTTTTGACATATTATTTAGCGTTTAGAAATTGTTTTGCTGATTCGATATATTGAGCCGCTTCCTCCACGATTTGAGGTGCGATGTTGTAAACCTGTTGCCAGCCGTTTTGTACAGAGTCGCACCATTGACGTGCCGCCCATGTTCCTGTGCCTACTACAAAGCCGTTTTCCCAATCATAGATAGGTGGCATATTGCGCCCCATGAAATAGTGTATAACTGCAAGCACTTCTTCATGTTTCCAGTCGGCGATAGGGGATAACCGGGTAACCCCCTTTTTGTCGGTGTAGCAGTTCTGACCTTTGCCACCTGTGTAGTTTCCGTCTTGTGTGCGTCTGCCAAGACAAATGACATCAAGCTGCATTTCCTTGAAAAACCATGCTTGCGCTCTGTGTTGTATCATGTGAAACCATTGAGCCGCTTTCGTGCTATCAGTCGGAAACAGCATATCAAGATGTTTCGCGAGCCATTGCAGGTCAAGTTTGGTATTGTCCCAAATCTTCAATCCTTTGGGGCTGTTGACATTTACCCAGTCCATGAATTGAGGGTATTCGAGCTTTGACGCAATGCCTATGACACAATCCGATATGCCAGCCTTTTCACAAACGTACTGCAAGGCAAGACTGTCCTTGCCGCCGCTCCAAGCGTACCCGGCACGTTTCCCGGCTGTCTGTCGTCTTATGTCGGCTACTGCCTTATCCACGATAGCCTGTGCTTCCTCACGGGAAACAAGGCTTTCTATCTCATTCCACGCCTTTACAAAATCGGCATTGCTTGAGGTCTGTTTCTTTCCGATAATCTGTTTCATGGTGCGTTGTCAGTTGAAGTTATAAGCCACGTTGAAGCCGATAGTTTCCATGCCGCCGTCATATTTTAGCTGAAACCACAATTCGGGGGTCAGCTTGAAGCGTACATTCGCAATCATTCCCGGATGCGCTCTCATGGAATACCCGGCATTGAACACAATCCATTTGTAGGCATAACCGCCTACTACTTGCAGCCTGTCGCCATCGCAAAAGTTGTCCCCGTTGAACAGGTTTTCCCAAGTGGCATCCACCATGAAGCCCAAAGGCAGTTTTACAGTTCCTGAAATCGTCTGTTTATACTTGTTGGCTTTCCAATCGTAGATGTTCCGGCTCAGGATATAGAAACGGTCGGCGATATTGAAGTTAAGCCAAACGGCAGGGGTGAACGCTTCCGTGCTGAAATTGTACTGCGCCACGCCTGTAACATTAAACCATTTTGCAACGTCCACCTTGTAGCCTACAAACGGGTTGAAAGTGGCTGTGCCACCGTCATAAGGTTGGTTGAGCGATAGCCAAACACGGGACTTTGTCGGCTGTGGGGTACC